TCTAAAAAGTCTCCTCTTGTTCCAAGTTTTGTTTGAAACGTAGAATACTTTGCAGCTTCAAATGCTTGTTCAGTCATTTTCTTAGTTGGATTAACAACTAAGTCTGCAAGATATGCAGCGGCTTTATCTTTTGCTAAGTTACCATCTCTAATTAACTTTACAGTATCTCTATAAGCTATTGCATATAGTTCAGATCGATATTCTAAATTTTTAAAATAATTATCTGCCTGAGTAAGAAACTTTGTTGGTATTCTATTTAAAGTTAATAATTTACCGCCAAAGTCAAAAAAGTTTGCAGCTGTTTTATTTTCTATATTAAAGTTTGCTGCAGTAAATTTTGCTGGTCTTATCTCAACTTTGTTACCAGTTATTTGACTATCTATAGTTGGAAACTTACCTTGTTTAAGTGACTTACTAATAGCAGCCCACATTTCAGTATAAGCTTGAGTTTTACCAAATGCTTTAGCAATATCTTCGTATTCAGCTACTCCACCTCTTTGAGCATCACCCATAAATCTAGATGCTACTTTTCTCTCGGCTTGAATAATTCCTTGAGTAATCCAGTTACCAGCAGTGTTTCTTACATGTGTTAAAGGATTAGATAAAATCGCATTTATAAAGGCTTCTGAGAATGCTTCTGATATTTTAGTTGCAGATCCAACACCTTCAACAAGTTTAACTCTACCTTTGCCAGTTTGAACTTCATTAAGATAAACTTTTGCAAAACCTTTAAGTTCATCAACACCGCCAATTTCAATAAGTAAATCTCTTCTATTTAGCTCTTCGATGTTAACTTTTCCAAATCTTTGATCGCCACTTGTTTTAATCCTAAACTGTTGTAACGCTCTACCAGTTTCAGTTTGTACACCTTTTAAAATCTTTGTTAGCTCAGACGTCAATGCCATGTGCTGTCTAAAAGCTAGAACAGCTGCATCGTCTCCATCTACAGCTTTGATAGCAAGTTCGTCTAGTTTTCTATAAGAAGCCTCAACTAATTCTCTTGTTGCTAATATGTATTCTGCATTTAAAGTTTCACCTTTGTTAAGGTTAAGCAGAGTGTTTGTTAATTTTGTTTGGTCCTTTTGAAGTAACTTAGAAAGAGCAATTGTTTCTTCATTGGATTGAACACCTCTTTTTCTAACATTTATATCTTTTGCATACTTCTTAGCAACTTCATCAATAAATTTTATAATATCATCTTTGCTGTTCATCTTGTCGATATTGAAATCGTCAAGCATCGTAGGAGTAATCTTGCCTCCTTTTTTTACCTTAAATAAAATGTCATCTGATTTTTGAGCGTCTACTTTTGGTAACTTAGTTTTAGTTTCTATTTTAGTTACTAGCTCATTGTTGATAGTTTCTTCTGGTTTATTATCAACTTTAACATCTGACTTAACTTCATTTTTTTTATTAAGAAGTTTATTTCTCTTAAAGTTTTCACCTAAAACTTTGTCATCAATAATTTGTTTAGATTTTTCTAATAATTCTTTAGCTTCATCTTTGGTAAATTTTTTACCAATCTCTCGTATATTAACCATGTATGTAAATTCCTGATTGAGGAAAAAATAATTATCTGAGGATAGTTATTTATTACTCTTTTTCTGTTTGATCTGAAATAATATTGTTTTGTATATTGTCTTGGACTTCTATCGCAGCAGCTCCAGCAGCAGCACTACCAGCTGTTACCGTAGATGCTTTTTGTACATCTATCTTTTTTAATTCTTTGAATATTGGATTTATTTTATTGAAAGCAAAACCCATGCCTGAATATTCTACAAACTGAACTAACTTATCAAACATCTCTTCTGCTGGTGTATCTGGTTTAAGATTGATTGCAGATTTAAGACCATTGATAGTTTCTGTATCTAAAAGAAAGCTACTTTTACCTTCAAAAGCTAATGTAGATCCTGCAGCAAAAGCAAGTGGTAAAGCGTATTGTTTTGGAATACCAAGGCTTTTAAGTTTCTTATGTATTGGATAAACATAAGCAGCATCTTGACCTATAACTCCAATTAGCTTTGCAACCATTGGATCATCTTTATCAAAGCTATCTAAAGATGTTCTGGCTGTATTAACTTTTTCCTCTAAAAACTTAAAAATACTGTCATCTGGAGTTAGTGTATTTCCATAAGTTATTGCTTCAGCTGCATCCTTTATAAAATCAAAACCATTAACAGCACCTCTTGCAGCAGCTATTGCTAAGTCTTTTGGTATAGATCCAATAAAATCTACAGTTTCATCAAATAAACGCTCTTTTTGACCTTCTTCCTCTTTACCTAAATTTATTACTCCAGCTTCATGATTAGGCTCAAGGCCAATAACTTTTGCAGGATCAATATCATTATCTAAAAGCAATCTATATTCTTTGCTTGCATAACTTTCTTCTTGCTTTTTATAAGGTAGATAAAAGTCATCTATTAAATTTATTTCTGTCATTAATTAAAATATTCCTTGATGTCGTTAAAACCTTCTTTGATGCTTTCTGTAAAACCTTTTTTCTTTGGTTTATCTCCACCTTTTTTAGCTTTCTTAATTTTAAATTTACCTAAATAATCTAGATCACCTTCAGGAAATATTGATTTTCTTACTTTGAAAACATCTTGAATAAAATCCAATCTCTTTATGTTTTCTTTATACTCTTCTAAGTTTCCATCTTTTTTAAATTTATCTACTGCTTTTTTGTAAAGAGTATCGAAAGCATTATCTGGATTTTTATTTAAACTTTCTTTTACACTTGTCAGTTCAAAACCAATTGGCATTGGAAGATCTTCAGGTTTAGGTAATTCTTTTTCTGAAAATTTAGATATAACTTCTAAATAAGCATCTTCTGGATTTTCGCCATTAGTTATATGTCTATTGTACTCTTCTAGTGCGTTCATGGATTTTATCTTTTCTCCAGCATTATTTGCACCTGTAGATGTAAAAGTTACAACTCTATCTATATCTCCTACATGCGTTTTCAGAAGTTCTTGGTATTTTTTATAATCAGTTATACCAAGTACATCACCTTTATATTTTTCTATAAGGTTATGAAAATCAACAACCTGATTAGGATCAACTCTTTCAAGAATACTTCTATCTTCTGTTAAAGCTCTCTGTACATCATCTAAATCAGTTACGTTTCTTGCGGCTGCTATCTGAGTATTAATAATATCTAAAAGCTCATAATCTGTACTTTCTGCACCTATAGAATAAAATTTAACTAACGCATTATATTGAGTGGTATTCAAGTTACCTAAATCATATAAATCATGGATCTGGTCCAATGTAGGTCTGGTAACAGTGTTATCGTATTTACCTCTATTTAAATTATCAATTAATTTAGTAAAGTTGGTTAATTGATTTAAGTATACATTTTTTTCGTTTCTAATTTCGTTTTGTTCTTCATCAAGAATATCAGATATTTTTTTGGCTCTGGCTTTTTCTAATAAACTTTTTGATCCAAGATCACCAAAATTTTCTTTGATTTCTTTAATTACTTTTGGATCTAATAAATCTATTTCTCTATTATCTATTTTTTTTATAAAAGTATTTTTTAAAAGTAGTTGATCGTATTCTTTCTTTTTTTTCTTAATCTCTTCTTCACCATAAAAAGTTATATTTTCAGCACTTGTAAAAAAAGCATTATAATTTTTTCCACCAGTAAATCTTTTAACTGGATCTGAGCTGGTCATATCTTGTATGTGCCTTAATATTTCATCATCTTTTCTGGATCTAGATTTTGAAACTGAATTACCAAGAATTTTTTTTGTAAGATCTAAACTTAAAGAGTTAGCTTGTTTTCTAATATGTTTATTAACTAGCTCGTTTACTTGTTTATTAGATCCTTCAAATTCAATGTCATTTAAATCGTTTGTAAAATTTAAGACATCTTCTGTTTTTAAACTCTTAGAATACTTATTATAGTTTTCAGCAATCTTTTGATTAACACCAGTAATAATGTCTGATGCTTCGTTTGCATCTTCTTCAGCTTTATTTTCTAAAGCAATCTTTTCTACTACAGCTCCAACACTACTTATAGCTTTGCCGTAATTAGTTGCTAGACCAACTGGTAAAGTTAAAGCTCCAGTTTGTGCAACTTGAGGATCTTTTACTCTTGTTTGACTTTCATAAATTTTTAAGACTGCCATTATCCAATTGCTCCAAAACTGTTTGCTGTTGATAATAAAGATGCGAAACCTTTTATAGTTTCTGTTCTAGCTGTTAGATCTCCTTTGAAAGCTTCGCCAGTTCCTTTAGCTGCAAGTAATATGGATTGATTTAATTGTTCCATATTATCCATCTCTGCATTGTAATCGTTGATTACTAAATCTGTTGCTTGATTAATTCTAAATTCTAAAGCTGCAAGATATGTACTTTCACCTTCTCTTAACTCAGCTCCAGTATTAAGAGCATTAACTTTAAAAGCTGAATATTGTTTTTTAAAATTTTTTACTAATAAAGGTCTAGTAACTTGATCGTAAGTTTTTCTTCTTATTCTTGCTTTTGCGGCCTGATAGTCAGCTTGAGTTTGATATAATTCATTGTTGTATCTTCCTATCTTTTTGGCTGCATCTGCTGCAGCGAAATTACCAATAAAACTCATAAATAAATCTTTGCCATCCTTAAATAATCTGATTTGTCAGGACCATAGGCGATCATAAGTCCTTCGTTTTTTAATCCAAGAAACTCAGCAAATCTTAAGCCCATATTAAAATTAGCTTTTACTGATGTTTGTAACCGCCAAATTTTATTAGCTGAGCAGAGAATATCCATTCTCTTTTTAATTAATCTCGCTGATCTAATTCTGTTTTTATATATTCTTTTGCTTGAGATAACCCATCCTTCAGCCACTCCATGCCATAAAGGAACAATGCCACCACTGCAGACAGGCTCACTATTACATAGTAAAGTAAATGATAAGCCAGCCAAAGCAAAGTCGATCCTATTTTCTTCAAATGTTGCATCATAATCCATCAATTTATCGTTCAGTCCAAAAGCAATCATGTCTTTACCATGACCAGTTTTGTAAGGAACTATTTCAAATCTATCCATCGCTGGTTACAACAGTTGGATAAATAGCCAATAGCGATAGAGGTAAAGGCTGATCTTGTTTTACAAAAATAAATCCATCCGTGTTGTAATCATCTCTAAACTCAATCTCTTTATCACCAGCAACTAAAGTTGATACTGGAGAACCTAAAGGATCAGATGTAGTTCTAAACGGAATAGTTTCTAAGCTTGATAAGCTTGGTCCTACTTTTGCTCCCACTGTTTCAAATAGTCTTAATACTACTTTAGAAATTCTTTTTGTTTTACCTTGAGCTGTTCCTTCTGCAGCTCCTCCTTCAATTCTCATTGTTTGTAAAACACTGTCGTAATTTAATCCGACCACCGCACTCGTTACTGATCGATCAAGTGTTATCGAGCCTGAGCTTACTGTTTTGTCAGCATGTGTTGAACCATCCGCTAGGATAGAAACAACTTGTCCTTCTAAATGAGAAAGACCGCTCAACGTGGTGGTTGAACCGCCACTATAAGTTAAGTGACTGTCCAAAAATCTAAAATCTGTTGATGTAGTTTCGTCAAAATCGAAATCTGCAAAACACTCTACATATCTCTTAGTAGCTCCATTTATTGTTCTTTTTACAATAACCCAAAGCTGATCTTCAGTTAATGTTCCAGAAATACTGGCAACACTCTCAACAACTCCATATCCAGTAGCACTGTCTCCAGTACCAAAATTACCACCTAATTTATGTTGATGCCATGCAACAACATTCTCAGATCTCTGGTAAGTTAATCCTGCAAATACGCCATCATCTCTTACACACCATAAAATACTGTCAGGTTCTTGCTGATAAGCCATTTCGTTGATACCTGACTTAGTAACTATATCATTTAGAATAGTTAAATCAGGAGCAACGTAACCGTCACTGTCAAAGTTATAACTTAATTCTCTAATTTTTCTTTTTGCTTTTTGTAAAAATAACGTGGCGTTACCAGCAGTTACAGCATCTACATCAGCAGTTCCGTATGAACTTTGTTTTTGAATAGTGACATTTGTTGGAGTTACAGCTGCGTTAGTCCCATCAGCCGATACGGTAAACTCCCCCCCAGTCGTACCTACAATTAAAGTTCTTACAGATTTTAAATATCTAATTCTATTTACTTGGTTTGATGCAATAGTATAAACCATGGCATCGTCAGCTGCAGTACCAGTGGTCATGTTTTCATAATCACCAGACTTTGAAAAATATAATGTTTGTGGTTCTGATGTAGTTCCAGCAAAAACTAATCTTTGTTCAAAGAAAGAAACTGTTGATGGATGTCCAGTAGTATCTGAGAAAGCTCCAAGCTTCCAATTTGTTACTGCACTCGTATTATCGAAGTCATCTTTTACAGTTGCATTTACAACAGTAGCAGAAGTGAACCCAGTAATTTTAGCATAACCGTTAGAAAAATTTATAAGTCTATCAACATCAGTCGAAGCAAAAGTTGAAGCTGATGCGGTGATAGTTATATTTCCAGTGGTTGCTGACGGTGTCATTGTAGTTGCTGATGAATTGGCAACTAAATAAGGACCATCAGTAAATTCTATTTGGTCTAAGCTCCAAGATGTATGGCCAGTTCTAGAAAGTTTTCTAGCATCATGGTTTGGATGGCAGATGTACATCACGTCAGCAGACTGAGCAAATTTTATTTCAAATAATTCAGCTTCTAAATAAGGAGTAGATATTTCAAATGCAGATCCACCAGATAAGACTTGACCTTTATCTTTGTAAACTCTCATGTACTGATTACCAAACTCAAGTACATAAGTTTGTACTGTTGAAAATTCAAAAGGTATCAGTCTTGTTTTTTTAGAACTATCTTTAACTTCAGAAATAAACTGAGTACCTACTCTTCTTGTAGCAGCTCCTTGAGGATGTACTAAAAAATTTGTAAGTTGTTTTGCTCCAGAAGCATACTTGGCAAAATCTGTTCTACCAGATAATTTGTCTCCAAGTTCTCCAGAAACAAAACTTGTTAAAGCAAGTGTTGTTCTTGGCATTATAATCTCGCGTCAGTAAATTCGTTACTCTCAACAGTTCCTAAACTGTTTTCTGTAGCATCAACAAATCTAGCTTCTCTTAATCTTTCATCAGCTAAAGCTTGATAGTTATTTGCTAATGTTGCGTTATTAGTTATTGCATAAGCTATATCTGCTGCCAAAGCTGCTGATAATGCTTCGTTAAAATAAGTATCGTATTCGTTAGGATCTGTAATTAAGGCAATATATACAAGGAAAACAGTACCTTCATCAGTCTTTATTTTTCTACCTTCTACAACGTAATCTATTGTTGATTTAATACTGTCTGTAGATCCAGTATGAATTTTTAAAACTCTAAGGCAATCAGATGGTAGAGTATATTGATTTGCATACTCTACTACTGGAGCATCACTATCTTTTGCTAATTCAACTCTCTTTGTTGCAAAGTTCCAAGCATGAGATCTAAAAGTTCTATTTCTTATAGGCTCATATCTCTGATTACATAATCTAGCATTTTTACTATCTTCAGTTAATGCTGATATTGTTGAAGCTCCTAAAAAGTTTAAAGCTGAATTACAAATGTCTACTACTGATGCCATTATATTTTTGCTCCTAATTCTTTACAGTCAAATTTAACTACTATTTTATTTTTATTTATGTACTCTAAATCCCACTCTTCGATTTCTTTTAAATTTCTAAATGTACTTTGTGCAAGAGCGTAACCAGCATTTACACAATCATAGTGCGATGAGAATTGATAACCTGAGATAGTGCTGTTAGGACACTGACCAGTATTCATG